CATCTTTGCCGAGTCCGAGAACATCTCGGAGTTTGGCATCCAGCTCCATACTAGCCTCCGTTTCATACACAATCGGTGGGCTATCCCTACGTGATCCACTAAGGATAGCTGGGTCATCGGAACCATCTTCGTCAGTACGGGGTGTAGGAGGTCCTCCGCTACCTGGCTCAGAGTGTTCCATTTCCTTTGATTCCGCTACTGGGCCTTCAAGTTCTTCCTCAGTAACCGGAGTTTCATCGACAACTTCATCTTCTGCCATCTTTATCGCCGCTCCTATCCGCTTCATCGCCCCTCTAATCTTAGCCTTGATGGACGATAGCTGACTAGACGTATACTTGCCTGCATTCTTGGGCATATTGATATATGACCAAGCCGCCCGTATATGTCGTTCAGTATCGAGCGGATAGCGTTTCTTCTTATCCGACTGATAGCCAGGGTCGGCATACGTTACATCGCCATACGGCTTCTTCGCATCTGCTGCAAATTCGATAGCTCCATCTGAATCTAGTTCAGAGAAGTTAATCGGGACAAGACCTTTTGCGATTGGTCTGTTAGTTAGCCCACCTCCAATTATCACATCCTGATACATCTTTTCTGTTTCGGGATGCTTCCAATCATCCCATTCCAACGAAAAGTATTTCCACTCACCGTTTTTTATTTCGGAAAGAGCCGTAGCAGTTGGCTCAACACCCAACCACAGCGAGTCGTCCCGTATCTCAGCTTCTCTAATCCATCCAGATGCTTTACTGCCTTTTGCTGTATCTCGGCCGTGATCGTAATTAGTTGCGATTTCTTGACCACGTACCTTGCCATAGAAGTTATCTACCATCCGCTGCAAGTTTGCAGTTGTTACGGGTACGTCACCATACTCTTCCGTATGCCACGTTCGTGCTGGCAATGCATGTATCCAGATCAGATTGTTCTGCTGTTCAGCGAACATTAGCTCTGACAGGATTACATGCTCACTCATCTCTTTACCAGGCTCATCCTCAGAAATACTCTCATTCAGAGAATCTGCTTGAGCTGATGCAGATGCTCTATCGGGATGACAGGAATCTTGTTTTCCCGTAGCCTGGTTAATTACCCCCCAAGGTCTATCGGGTGGGCAATTATCGCTCTTCTTAGCTACCCACGGTTCTTCTGCTGATTCTTCTGCTGATTCTTCTGCCATCTTTCTAGCCTTCTTTCCGAGCTGAGCATATAGGGCCTTTTGTTGACCCCTAGCAGATTCCTCGTCTGGATGCCACCTACCGTTTATGTCTCCTGTATCCAAGTTGACAACAGCCCAAGGCTTAGTCTTATCTGGCGCTTTATCGGGAAGATGCTGTACGCCGTAAAGTCCCATACCTGCCGTAAGCTTTTTGGTCTTGCCCTTTGGTCCTGTATCTACTGGCATCCTTTTGTATCCTACCGAGAAGTTACCGAGTATGGGATCTACGTAGAGTTGGCTTGCATCGTACATTAGTACAGTAGCTTCTTCTTCCGCTTCTTCCTACAATCCTCACACATCAAGCCCGACCTCCTCGAAATGCTTTGTAAAATCTGTCAGAGATATCCATTGGAAAGCCCAATGATCCCCCGATATGTTCTCTATCTGTATCTCCGGCCAGTTGTGCTCGTCGCCCTTCCATATGTCAGCTATTCGATAAAGATCGCCGAATCCAGCATAGAACACGCCGATCTCAATAGCCATTCTATGTCACGTTATTTCCCTTGCCCATATTTCCGGGCTTGTTCGCGTTAGGCTTGATGTTACCCTTTTGTTGCGTTGTATCTTGTACCTGCCCATTTCCACCGCCTTGTACGTTAATAACTTCGCGTATCTGAGACGGTGACAAAACGGGACGTGGGCCAATCTTGCGAGGCATGTCAAATGCTCTACGTGCCCAATTCTCTGTATCTTCGTCAGGCGTGATAACTTCCTGAGCGAAGAGATTTGCGAGGGCGGAAGCAAGTTGCTGCTGATCTTTCGTGTCACCTATATTGCGCGCCTTCACAATTGGGTACTTGTCGGTACTGAAATTGTATCCGACAATGTACGGCACTAGATACAAGTTGAATGTATCGCAGATCATATCGGCCATTGAGCGATTTGCCTTCATGAAGATATCTTGCTGGCTTGCAGAAGTTGCCCGACCACCGCCGGTATGCATCATGCCCGACATTAGAAACTCGGCCAGGACGTTTAGCATAATCATCGAGTTATGATGATCTACAGATTCGATGACATTGGCCATATGTCCTTTAACTTCTAGGAAGCCAAATACATACCCTTCGGGATATACGACACCCGAACGCTCATTGGTGCGGAGATTTGAAACCATCTCAAATGCCGCATCGCGGTCGGCATCAGTATAACCCGGAGGTAGCTGTCCAAAGGGTACGCCGATTCCATGACGTTCCTTCTGTATAGCATCTACCTTGTAAAGATGCTGTATGTAGAACCAGTGGGGATACGCTGAGCGGAGCAATGACCTACCCCACAAATCTCCGTTATCTTCGTCGTTCACGAAGAGCAGGAGCTTTTCTATGGGTATTTCAACTTGATCGTATCCGCCACCTTGGTCACGAACGGCATATTGGCGAATTCCAGTAGGACCACCGTTCTCATCATAAAAGATTTGTTCGATAGTCGAGGCTGGACGCGGCGCAAGCTTCTTAAGCATTGTGTACGTCTTATGATTGGCACCCGGCCTATTCGGTGCCCAATCACGTTGCTCCCATACATGCTCAAAGCAGGATACCCCATAATCGCACATCTTCAGGATACGACTTAGAGTAACTCGCCAAGGTGAACTCGGTGCAGCAGTCAAGTTGTACTCGACAAACTCAGCTATGTCGAGACTTTCCTGATCTTCGTCGGCAGGCTCTACGTAATACTCGGCTCCCATAACTGAGCTTTTAACGGCTTTAAGAGAACTTCGACAAGCCGAATGGAAATTCGCCATTTGATAGTACGTGCGAAGTTCCATCGTCTTTGAAACTAGGTCAGGTACTACCTCTCTAATTATGGTAGCTCTTGATGACCCAATTTCTGCCTCGGCTTCAGGAGGTACATCAGTACCTCCCGAAACGAGCGTAGTCGAAGGAGCCTGCTTACGCAGGTTAAATAGATCGCTCAGTGCCATTCGTGACCTACTTGGCTATTCAGTGAAAGCCCTCTTTTCAAGGTAAAGAAGGTTTCCGCCTCTGACCCGAGTTGCGAGCTATTGTATACGTCTGACAGACTCATGCCAGCGCCCAAGACAAAGAACTCACCTACAAAGTACCTAAGTGCATCAGGGCCGTGGTCATCAAAATCAACTTGTCCCTCTTTCGCATTTCTTTCAGGTCTAGCCTCCTTATGTCGTAGAGCCTGCATTTGTCTAATAAGGTTTATGCAGGACCTGTCGATATAAAGCTGCGGCAGTCCATTAGGCTGAATCTTCAACTTACGCTTAACAGCCTCGACTCCATTAATCCACGGAACCTTGCGAGCTGTGATTTGTCCCAAGACCAATCCAAGAGTTGCACCTTCATCAGCTCCCGCAGGGTCACCGAACTTGCCGTCTATATGAAATCCGATTGGGTTCTCGCGGTCACGTATAATGTGTGCGTGTTCCCATGTAGTCTTATATCGCATCTGATACTCTCGCCAGACGTATACGTTATCTGACGGATCAACCATAATGTCGAGACAGACGAAGGGATCATTAAAACCGTAATCGAATACCCAATAATTGCGCCACGTTGGATTATAGGTGAGATCGCGCACATGAATTTGAGGGTCAAATTCCTCGTAAATCTGCCCCTCGAACGTCGTAAATTCGGCTGCATATTCTTGCTTCCAAAAAGCAGGACTAACTACAGCCCTAATCTGAGTAAGACGTTCATTATCGAATCCCCCCGGATACTTTACCGTGTTTTCCCAAGTGGGAAATCGCCACGATTCGTATTCCTGCATATCAGGCATCTGGCCTAGTTGCCATAGTCCCTGGAACCAGTTGAATCCCTTGGGTGTGCTAGGGAACCAAGCGAAGCCACCTTCATCGGACAAGGCTGGTTCTATGTATTGTTCCCAGGTATCCATCTTATGCCGAGCTGCCTCTGACATAATGACACCGTTCAGACCTTCACCAAGTAGCGAATCTTCGTTAGTCGCCGAGGCGCATTGCACTATCGTATCCCAAGGGAACTTAATCCGCATATGTCCTTGTTCTACGTTATATGCAATCTTCAACTGGCTCGTCAGTCCGAGCTTCTTTGTAAAGATGTTGTGAACTACTCTAAATTCCTTCTCTGCAAGCTTGTAAGTAGGCCCGACAATCCAGAACATCTTTTCCGGTGCTAAGCACTCGAAAGCCAAGTCTGTACCGAACGTGAGGCTTTTACCCCAACGTCGGCCACAGCAGGCAATTTTACGGTTAGCAGTAGAGTCGTGTACTGACTTCTGACCCGGAGAGTGTGGCTTATAGCCTATTGTCTCAAGGAATTTGTCCTTGCTTAGCTTAAGCTCTATCGCCATTAGATAACCTCGAAATCAAATGGTCCAAGCAGCGGAACTTCAGTACCGTCCACATTGATGCGAACCAGCAAGTCGTAGCGGTCTACCGCTAGATTGGTTGTGTCAATTAGACAGAATACCGTCATACCCAGCGTAGTAGCCTGAGTCTCCGCAATTGCGCTTGTATCATCAGACTCCTTACGCACCATATACGTAACAGTGGTGGCGTCGAGAGTAGTTAGGTTACCTAGTCTGTCTCGAACATCAACGGGCAAATGCTCTTTGGTGCCCTTGATAAGTTGAATCATATCTTGTCCACCACCTTTGATATGGAACGGTCGCTGAATATCTTGTGCCCTTGCATATTGCTAGATATCGCTGTAGTGCAACTGCTGTGTAGACTAGCTCAGCTAGATCGGTAGCATACCGTCTATAGAGTGTACCCTCAAGCTCATGCTTCGGAGGTTTGATGAGCGGCAAGAATAGTTCTACGCCGCTTGCTGTAAGTCGGAGGTATACCGTACCTGTGTCAGTTATGACAACTGCCGGAACGAAGAGTTCTACGGCAGATGGGATTAGCTGCAATAGCGCAGTTAACGTATCGACTGCTGCAAATGCCTCTTGCGAAAGTATCGAGAACAATAGCGATACAGTGGCGGCGTCTGTGATAACTCCA